ACGAGTAACACTGAATATCAGATTGAAGAGATAATGGGATACAACACAGGTTCAGGTGTTGACTTCACATCATTCGGTCAAGTCTTCAGCGGTGCTGCTGCTATCGGTTCTTTGGATGCCACAGACAGCAGCGGCACAACATTGATTAAATTTACAAACGCTCAAGGTAGTGCAATTAACTATCAAGCCAGCATCAATGTGACACATATGGATTTGAGTTGAGGTGATTAAATGGGAAGACAGCCTTTTAGACAGATGAAAACAGACGCAACTGCAAAGACAGCAGATGATTCTGCAAGTGTGACATTACCGAGTCATGGTATGAAGATTAAAAGAATATTAGATACCACTACCTCTACATCTTTACACGTTTTTCGTGCTAGAATGCCCATCCATCCTCTACCCCCCAACAACAGTTTCAGTAGCGCGAGTTTGTTTTTCTTCGCACGAAAAATATACTTCGTGCCATTGTATTCTGCTTCGGGTGGTGTGATAGAGCATCTCATCCCTACTTCTGGAAGTGGGAATGCGACATCGGGTGTAGATGATTACAAGTTGGCTATATACGATGGTGAGAACGGTGGTCTTCCCAAGACATTGTTATCAAACACTGTTCAATGGACTCCTGCCGGAGACTTCAATTTCAGTTATTTGGATATGACAGACACTAGCGGTGGTGAATTGACCTTAGACGCTGATAGATGGTATTGGATTGCTGTGTTGGGTGCTAATGCCACCAACGGTGGAAATGTAAGTATTGGTTGCTTTGGTGCTAATAGGGGTGGGGCATTCCAACTTCCCGGTATAGTTAGCCCTGCTATGAACATATACTACAACCCAAGCGGTCAGACATCAATGCCTAGTGCCATAACCATGACGGGAAGTAATACATTTAATGTTAATTCAAACAACAACATACCTAGATTCTTAATGGGCTACAAGGTGCAAACAAGTGATAACTTCTTCAAGGGGGCTTAATACATGGGCGAATGGTTTCTTCACTCCTACACAAACTCGGAAGGTGAATGGGTTAGCGAGAGAGTTTTAACAGAAGACGAGGCTAGGGAAGAATTGAGAATGATAAGACAAGGTTGCTTGGAAGAAACTGACATGTGGACATACATGGATAGATGGAATTCATTGACTGATGCCCAACAAGCGGAATTAACAGCATACAGGCAAGCACTTAGGGACATACCAGCGTGTAATGACCCATTTAATCCACCATTTCCAAGTAAACCGAGTTGGGTTTAACCTAAATAAAACGGTTTGACCTGTTTGATACATGCATCTGTATTGTTATGCATATGAATACTATATTCGTATACACAATAAGCAGACTCTTCAGTTCAACGCCCTCTTGCACGATGAACATGGTCATTAGGGCGGTGTATGCGATTAGAACCGCCGTTATGAGGAAACTGCTAACTGCATATTGCGCTGAGTGGAATCTAATCATACATATGCACCACAATAAGAGCAGAAGCAACCAAGCCTAGAATACTCTATCGACCTAAACCATTCACAGGTTATACAAACTCCGATGAACGGTTTCATGGTCTGAACCTACTCCAACACCATATACCGTAACACAGTTCCCATATAATCATTCATCATCCCATTCTTTGAACATCTCTTCTAAACATCGGATAAACATAGCACTATTCGTTTTACTCATAGTGTAGTTTCTACACCAACAAGTAAAAATAAATTCCGACTTTATGTGAACAGGAAACTCAAAAAAACGCAAAAAAAAATTTTGCCAAAAAAAAAGGGCGTTGGGTCAGACAATGATTTTACTCATTATCCGACCACAACGCTTTACATTCTCTACATTGCCAAATATGAAGGGTTTCTGAAGACCCAACAACCTTACCGTGTATTCTTCTAGGGATTGTTTCCCTTGAACAAAGAAAGCATATTTTAGCGAGTGCCACTGCGACCACTTTCTTCTTCAATCAATTTCTCCATGTATTCTTCGATACTGGATTCGGTATATTTGCTGTTACCGAACGCAGCAAAGAATAATAGAGAAATTATCATGACAAAGACAATCCAGCCCAACCATTCCCAAGGACTCATTTACCACATCACCTCCAATTCCTTCATTTGTTCTTCTTCTATTGAAAATCCTTTTATGATATTATTTTCCTTCCCATGAATCCATAGGTCGTAAACTAACTCACAATCCTTCAAACAGTAGTCTGCAACTTCTGTGAACTTACCTGCTTTCCATACCATAGGTGCATCAGAACTGTCCATCAACTTATCTGCTCCAAGAGTGTTCTGAACTAGATTGGAAAGACTGTATCTTTCACCGTGTTCCTTGTTCAGTATCCTACTGGTATCTATGTATGCTTTCTTATCCAAGTATTCCTTAATACAGTAGATGTCCATTGAATTCTTGAGTACCGCTAAGTCGAATGAGACTATATTGTGTCCTAACAATACACCATCATTTTGCCTATGTTCATCTAGGTCAAACTTGAGTTGAGAAAGTGGTTTTACTGCTACATTGGATTTTCTGATAGAGCCTATTGGCTCATCGATGTAGACAGTTCCTTGTCTTCCATCCCATGTACAGACAGTCGAAACTTGAAACATATGCGTGTTTCCCCAACCCCCGATTTCATGGGAGTAGTTTTTCGTTTCTATGTCTAAGGCTAGAACATTCATTCTTTGTCACTATCCCCTGTCCAAAGATTTGCAAGTTTCTTAGCCTGAGCCTCTGCTGGATTAGGCGCAACGATTAGGTTTGGCTTAACCATCCATGCTACTAGGTGTTCTCCACCGCCAACTGTTATCATTGTCGATAGATACCATCCATCTTTCCCATATGTATTCAGGGACTCATTTATTATTTTCGGGCCATCACTAACGTTGAACACCAAAAACTGATGCTCATATGTATCTTTTTTACTCATTTTTCTTTTCCTCCTTTTTCATTCTCACATATGCCCGAACACCGATTTTCTTGTCCTCAAACATATCTGAAATCTCCTTGTACTGTCTGTATACTGTTGCCTGTCCTTTTTTCGTTTCTTCTCTGACTTTTTCTAGTAGTAGTGCTTTATTCACCCAACCATCATCGTCTTTCTTCAACAACTTTCTGTATGCAGTTTTAAACGCATTTACATTCACTCGCTCATGCAATGCATGAGTTTTCACCTTTAAGGCTACATCCAGCCACGATACCAGCGATTTATAGCATTGTCGAATAAGTGAAGAGGCTTGTCGTGCATGTCTTTCTGTGACTATATACCTATTTTCCTTATCAGGAATATTGGGTGCTTCAGCGATACAGCACAGTATTGAGAGCCTAGTCATTGTCTGATTTAGCCTAGTAATAAAATTACCAGCAATCTCAAACACTTCGGGTCTACTGTTGGAAACATAGTTCCTCATCTTGATTGATTCATTCTTCAGTGCATCATTGTATCCTCTGCCGAACCTTATCGTCCTAAGCGAATCCCCACCTGCATCTTCGTATCTTTCCTTGAGACAGTCGTAGATTACAGAGAAATTGCTGGCGAACTTCTTGATTGGTGCATCTCTAGGTTTGATTGTGCCGACTTCATCTAGAACCTTCTCCCTCAACTCATCTTGAACTTCTTGTGGAACTTCCTTGATGTAGATGAGTGTTCTTTGCACTACACCCTTTTCTGCTATGACATTTGTTAGCATCTTAGGAATGTAGGTGGTAGCATAGATACTGCGTTGACATCTACATTCAATCATATCACCATCACGAAGTTTCTTCCTGATAATCCAGTTCTCACCATGTAGCGTGTTCATGAACTTATTCAGGTACATGATTACATTCTCCTTGTGTTGAGATTGCTTGAAGACGCCTGAGTATTCAAACTCGTCATATGCGACTAATCCACTTCCCTCAAACCCACCATCGATTTGAGTTGGTACATCTTCATAGGTCACATTCCCTTCCCCATCATCAACTGCTTCTCTTTCTATTTTCATAGAACCAATCAACGCTGCATCTGTAGTATCGTCAACAGAAAACACATCGAAATTGGTATTGTACTTTGCATTCAGAATCCTGAAGGTCTCATTTGCTACAGGACCGAAGAAGTTGTACATCTCTGTCTTTCCAGTACCTGAAGTCTGCATCCAAATGAATTGTATTCTAGTGTCATCGACCCTCCTACCGCTAGGTATTGCAACCATATCTTTGCATATCTGTCCTAATATTACGAAGAACCCGATTGCAGCAGGTATCTCATTGTATTTCGATACATCAACTGCACTCTTCACAAACTGCTCCACTATCTTAGGCAGTGTGCTGTTCACTGGTTGTAAGGGAGCAGATACTTCTGCAAGTCCTTCATAATACAATCTATCTTCATCATCATAACTATATTCATCTTCACTCATTTATATCACCATTTTATCTTCGGTATTTAGCACATCAATAAGACGCTTGGCAGTTACTTTACCAAACCCATCTAACTCACTAATTTCCTCTACAGAGGCTTCTCCTAACTCCATGATAGACCCGAATTTATCTATCAGGAGTTTTGCTTTCTTTGGGCTTATGCCCTTAATTGTACATAGTACATCAATTCTTAAATCACTTGTTGCTATTCTCTTTCTAACAAGAGAAGGCATGTGTATCTCTCTATCTATTGGTTGCATCTTGCATATGACAGAAATCAACCTTGCTGCTTTCCTAGCATCGTTTACCCAAATGATACTACAATCTGTATCCAGTATTATCTTACCAAATGCTCCATCGAACTTGTTCTTCAACATCCTTGCTTGATTAGTTTGATTCTTTGTCATCTTGACATACGAAACATAATTTTCAAATGCATCAGTGAATGAACCGTACACGATAACTACATTGTTCAGATAGGTGGCATCCATGTTATCTATCTGATTCCACAGTCTCTTGTTGATTATGGACTGTAAGAAATCGAAAGATGATTTGGCTTCTATGCATACATTTGCGAATACATAGTCACCAACATCCAACCATTGCTTCTCATATGGTATGTTCATCTGTGAGCAGTTTTCTATGACATGCTTAGTCAACTCTGAGTTTTCTCTACTGTCTATTCTAAGCACTTCCATCGTAATACCTCCAACATTTTCCAATACAGTATCCTTGCGGGATAAGGACATTGCTACAACTCGGTGCATTGTATCCTTTATCTACAATACCCTTGACATATTTAGTAGTGGTTCTGCCATCCCAATCCAACCAAATGTCATCCTTAGATGCAATGGTCTCTAGTTCTTCCATGATAGCAGCAGTTATCTGTTCGTTCTGCTCTA